TAAGATGAAAAAAATTAACGCGTATATAAATGGGAATGAAATAATAGCGGCTCATAATATGAGTGACGCAATTGAAGTTGTCAAGGAATATGACATTTTTAAAAATATAGCAACAGGGCAAATTAGTAATAAGACATATAAACTTGAGGGCAATATGAATATAATGCACCTGGAGATAGACAATCATGAATTAAAATGGTTTGATATTGAAGATAATAAGATTTATTCAATATTTGCATTAAGCGATAATTTAAACAATGAATTAAATAATATATCAGAAAAAAATAAAGGATAAAAAAAATGAAAACATTAACAGAAACAAAACTCATCAACGACATTGAGGCTATAATAAATGATATGCAGAACAAGGCATATTACGAAACAGAAGATGGAGACTATAAGAGTAAATATGCTATTTATGAATCTAACATGGTCAATGTAAGTGCGGCATTATCAGTTCTAAAGGATGTCATTAACGGTGAAAATGTAATAAAAAAATAATACTCACCACTCTCACGTGGCTATAGTTTAATATAGCCATTTAAAAACTTCACTATTAAAAAATCAAACAACTAAAACAATAACATATATAATCAAGACACTGCAATTTATTAGATGTAAGTGTGTTGTAATCCTTGTGCAGCATACACGCAACAGATATTATCCACCAGTAATACAAACAACAGATGCTATATATTTTCATCTTTGGCAAACAATCGCTATATAAACAAACTTAATCAAGAAATTTTTAAAATTTATATACTTTACATACCTTTACAATGGCTATATTTTAAGGTTAGAGTGTTTTGTATCATATATAAATATATTAAAATGAAATTATTTTGAAATGCCCTATAATAGGTGGTTGTAGGATGCTTAGGTACTCCTTAAGCTTTTCGTTTATATAGGGGTCGGAGTTTCCCCGTGATATTTCAAATACACAACTTTTTTTATCAACTTTACATTACAAAAGCCCTATAAATAGGCTTACATATAGTGAAAAATCTATTGTTTGTAAAGTTGTATCTAAATAAATGACAAATCACTACTATTTTTTGCGATTTATATATGCGAAACTTCTATATAAACTTATGGGGGTTTCTTATGCTTACAATCAGAGAACAGTTAGAAACTATTGAAACTGCTATTGAAAAAGTTAAAAACTCTCAAGAATATAAAATATCTAGCCAAACAAACAGAATGGCTTTACTCCGTGAACTTCAATCTGAGAGAGAGTATCTATTAAACCAAATATCAAGTGATGCGGATTTAGACCTCACATTAGTTGATTTACAAGTTAGAAGAAGAACAACAGGTGGGAGAAATTACATTGGGTTTAATTAACAAGGTATCTTCTATATTCAAGCCAAAAGAAGAAAAAGCAAACTTCTATGATGGTGGAGAATACACACTTAGAAACCAAGACTTTAACCAAGCATCAACAGCAGACTTTGAGCAAATAGCATCTATTGATAGAGATACTATGAGAGCAAGGGCTAGATGGCTTCATGAGAATAATCCTATTGTTTCTAATATAGATGAAACGATTGTAAACAATTCAATAGGCAATGGTATTAGGTTTCAATCAAATACTGGAATTGAATCAGTAGATGCAGAATTAGAATCATTATGGAAAGATTGGACTGATGCACACAATCTTGATGTAACAGGAAGATTTCACATTCACGACTTCCAAAGAATTATGCTAGGGCAAAGAATGACAGATGGAGAGATACTTATTCAAAAAGTAATCTCTAAAAACAAATTTTTCCCATTATCCCTACAAGCAATAGAAGTAGATAATCTTGATAAATTAAATTCATTATCCTCTATAAACAAAAGAATTGTAGATGGTGTTCAGCTTAATAAGTATGGCAAACCAATAGGTTATGTATTTCACGACAAACTATCACAAAGAAGATATACAGTAAATGCAAAAAATATCATTAACTACTATAAAGCAGATAATAGATTTTCTCAATACAGAGGTGTATCGGAATATAAGCAAATTATTACAAGCCTAAAAGATTTTGCAGGTTTTAATGAAGCAACTATTAAAAGTGCAAGAGCAAGAGCAAATATAGGTTATGTAGTTGAGAGTGATGGTATTAATACAAGGCAATCTATGGGTTCAACATACAGCGGTACAGACCAACAGTTAGAGATGCTAAATGGTGTATTTGTTGAATATCTTAACAAGGGCGAAAAGTTAAAAGTAATCGACCCTACATCAAGTGGTACAGGATATAAAGATTTTATCGACTCCACAATAAGGATGATAGCAGCTGGTAGAAAAGTATCGTATGAGTTAGCATTTAAAGACTTTACTAAAACAAACTTTTCAAGTGCAAGAGCTTCACTTATACAAGATCATAAAGTATTCTCTCAAAATCAAGAACATATGGCTACATACTTTCTAAATCCTATATATCAAACATTTGTTATTTCAATGATGATGGCAGGGAATATTAAGTCTATTCCACAACTTGACTTTTGGAAAAATAAACAAAGATATATCAATCCTTTATGGATTACTCCTGAAAGAAGTTGGATAGACCCTTTTAAAGAAATTAACGCAGTCGCTAAAGAAGTCGAACTTGGAATAACAACTTTATCGGAAGTTGCCAAGTCTAAAGGTAAAGATTTTGAGGAGATTGTTAAGCAAAGAGTTAGAGAGAGAGAAATACTTAAAAAAGCTGGGCTTGTAGATGAAGAGAGTGCAGACTTTATTAAAAAGGAAACTAAATAATGAGAAAAATAGTAATAGAGGGTGAAATCGGCTGGGATATATCCGCTAGTGGAGTAATAAATCAGCTAAAAGATATGAGTGGAGATATTACAGTAGAAATCAATTCTGTAGGCGGTTCGGTTTATCAGGGTGTTTCAATATTTAATGCACTTTTTGAATATAACAAAGGACACATTACAACTGTAAATAAAGGCATGGCAGCTTCAATGGCTTCATATATTATGCTTGTAGGTGACACTATTAAATCTTTCTCTAATGCTACTTACATGATACATAATGCCATTACTTTTGCTTACGGAAATGCAAACGAATTAAAAAAGACAGCGAATCACTTAGACGCATTATCCACAATTATCGCTAATAAATATGTAGATAAAACTGGGAAATCTCTTGAAGAGGTTAAGCAGATGATGGATGATGAGACTTTTCTTTATGGTAATGAAATGCTCGAACATGGTTTCGTTGATGAAATTATAAGTGTAGAAAAGAATACATCAAGAGAATCTGCAATCGCAATGCAACAAAACGAGTTTCAAGCTTGTTTAGCATCATCTAAAGAGCATTGTAAGATTGATGGATATAACGGAAGCCTTGATAAAGTTTTAGACACTTTGGCAACTATGCCATCTAATGAAAAAATAGTAAATCAAAATTCAGGAGTAGATATGGAAACAGTATCTAAAAAAGAGTTTGATGCTATTCAGTCAAAATATGACTCATTGGTGGCATCAAATGATGAAGCTATTGCAAAACTAGGCGAAGCAACTGCAAAAGTAGATGGATTAGAGAAAACTCTAAATGAATCAAACAAAGCAGAGATAATTGCATTTTGTGGTGCAAACAGAGGCATTGTAAATTTTGCAAAAGAGAAAGAATTTCTTGATGCAGGTGCAAAACTTCAAGATGTTATGGCATTCGCAATGGAAGCAGATACAAATGCCCCAGTAGAAAATCTTGACACGCAAGCAGACGAAGCAACAGCTGAGTCAAACTACTTAGCGGAAGCAATCGCTAAACAAAATAAAGGAGAATTGTAATGGCAGTTTTGGGAACAAGTGTATACGACAATTTAATCGTTGGCGATGATACAGTAACAGATGGTGGAGTTTTAATCGCAGGGCAAAATTTAACAAGAGGTGCATTGCTTGGGAAAATCACAGTAAGTGGAAAACTTACTTTAAGTTTATCGGCATCAACTGATGGTAGTGAAGTTCCTTATGCAATCTTAAATGAGGATACAGATGCTACAGCAGCAGACAAAGTATGCCCTATTATTTTAAGCGGCGAAGTAAATGATGGTTCAGTAACATTTGGTACAGGACACACAGCAGCTTCAACAAAAGATGGTCTCCGTACAGAGGGTATCTTCTTTAAAACAGCTAAATAAGGAGTTGTAAATGTTAGAAATTTTTGAACCTAGAAAACTGATTCAATCGGCAAACAGTATTAAACAAGCACCATCTTTTATCGTAGATACATTCTTTGCAGATATAGATGAAAATACAGCGGAACATATTGATGTTGAGATTTATGATGGAAAGCGTAAGTTAGCACCATTCGTATCTCCAAGAGTTGCAGGTGT